CGACTCGCGTGTCAATTCCAGGTTCTGTCTTAGCGATCTGCGCGCGGAGCTCTCTAGAGTCTCTAGCGGGCATCGCCTTGATGAAGGCATTTATGGGCGCACGATCACGGTTACCATCGATTGAGACAACCTGGAGCTCAAGCTGACGCGTTACATCGTTCTCAACCTTCGCATCTGGGAAGAGCTTGCGCATGCGATCTGCAGACTTCTGCGCGTCTTCCTCATCCTTTGTCGTCAGCAGCTTGTAGGTAACACGCTTCTTAGAAATGGGCAATATGAACTCAAACTCATTAGCACCGTTAGCGACAGGTGGTATGTCAAGGCGCTTTATTCCCAAATTTGCCAGGTCAAACGCGTGAATGTCCTGTCTATTACAGGCTGGGCACTGGACAGAAGTCGTGTAGTCGCTACCATAGCCAGTAATTCTAATGGCGATCAGGACGGCATTCCTGTCACCCGAGAGCATGTCGGCAGGGTCGATAGACTTGTCGATGAGACAGCTCTTTATTAGGTGGTTAATGACTGTGCCTTCTTTGATCAGAGCGCGGCTCATCAGGATGTCCTCTTCCTGAGCTGTCATTGCCTTTATCTGGACGGTCTCACGTCCGTGCAATGGATTGCCAGGTGGGTACAGGAGGCCATTTGATGGGATAGGAATGGTCTCAACTGGAACTGTCCAACCAAACACATCCTGCACAGGTGAGGACCTTGGGATTTGACTTAAAACATCAGACGTGGATTCTCTTTTAGGCATAATCAGTATTATTAGTGTGCCGTGTATCGTGTAAAAAGAAAGCGAGCCGTAGCTCGCTTTCTAGAACAAAATAGTGCGGGTCAGTACTGGAGGACGCAGTTGTCGAAGCGCAAAGTAAGAGCGATATCGACCGGGTCGTCACCGCCGTAATCGAGAGCGTTAAAGTTGGCAGACGTGATAAAGGCGCCCTTGATATCCCAGAGCTCAACAACTGTGCCGATTCCGTCAACCATCTTCAGTTGGCAGTCGCGCTTGTAGAAGTCAGCGTAACCGCTTCGTCCTGACACCGACTCATGGTGTGTTCTGATCCATTCCATGACCTGCTGCGCACCGGAAGGAGCGATGGGGTCGTGGAGGTTGACGTTGATTGTGCCAAACGTCAGCTTACCCGAGATGTACCTTGTTGTGTTCATCCAGGGAATAGCCTTGTCTGTCATTGTGAACGTTGGGCGTGATGTTGACTTGACAAGGAAGGAGTCAATGCCCTCCAACGCGAATATCCAACGATGCTTCCTCTTCGGTTCAAACTTATTAGGAAGCATGTCCGTGACGGATAGTGTCTCAGCTGCGGTTGCCATTTATCGCTCCTATATCTCTTATTTATCTATTAGCTTGTGCTGCGGCCATTGACGACGAAGTCTATGGTTATAAACTCAGCTGTCTTTGTCGGCTGGACGTAAATCTTACCACGGATTGTGTTATTCTCAATGTCAGCCTGTGTCGTTGTCGATGTGTCGATGAGGACTCTGTATCTATCAACACCGCCGCCGGCTTGAATCCTCTGCAGGATAGGATTGACAAGTGAGTTGAACCTATCAAGAGTCGCCTGCGTGTTGGGCTCGAACAGAAGGCTGTTGGCCACAGCACGGACCTGGCGACGCAGGAAGATCAGGAGACGCCTGACGTTGATCCTGTCAAGTGAGCTGCTCGCCTTAAGCAGAGTCTTGTTACCCCATACTGTGAAACCATTACCAGAATAGTTGACGATTGGGTTGATCGAGGCGTCATATAGGGCATCGATGTCATCCTGCACCAGAGCCGTGCTAGAATAATCAGTCACTGTGCTTAGAGCTGCTCTATTGTAGCCTGCTGGAGCGTTCCAGTATGAGCCTACCTTGTCATTTGTGGCATAGGCACCCATGACAACAACTGATGGCGGAACTGCTGTTGGGAGTCCCGTGTCTGGGTGGTTGGTGAACACATCAGGGAAGTAAGCAGCTGCGAACGAAGTGTTAAGGCTTCTTGCTGTGAAGCCATTAACAGTGTTAGTCACGTTAGCGCTTGCGGATCCCGTTATCACGTTGTTATACAGGTCTCTTTCCTCGATGTCCATGATGTACATCGCATCAAAACGACTTTCAACGGCGGACATTGCGTAGTTCGTGATGGTCGGGACTCTAATACCTGGTGTCGCAAGAAGCTGGATATCAGTGTCAGCGCTGCTACCCATGATATCGATGGCTTTCTTGTATGCAACGACTGTGGGTCCAGCGTTTGGTCCCCCCTGGTTGATGTCATCGACCTCACGCTTAATAGCAAGATTTGTTAGATCAGACTTCTGCTTGTCGAAGATGTTGGTGCCATTAAAGCCACCCTGCATCATTGCAACGTACGAGACATACGTGTTTGTCTTAGATGTTGAGTTTGAAAGATCGGCTGCGGTCAGAGCTCGCGTGAAGCTCACAGGGTCTGCAGTGATATTTCCCTGCCTCACATATGTTGCGTTTGCCCACTGGTCAGGATCAGCAAATCCTTGTGAATTTGACGAGGTCACAACCTTGATATTCTCAATGGTGAATAGGTTATTTGCGAAAAGATCCGCAGACGCGCTATTCTCATTGAAGAAGTTAGGTCCACCAGGCTTAAATGATGGGAAGAACTTCGTAAAATTAGCAACAGAGTCATTGTAGTCCAATGAGTAGTTGTAACCATCAGTAAGGCTCTGGCGTGTAATCTGCGTTCCCCACGAAAGAGTATCTTGCGCTGCCCCAGGTGTACCTGTAGCGATGTTCTTCCTGTATGGAACAGGTGGAACAGTAACACGTCGTATGCTATCAAGATGACCTGCTGCAACAGCGGTCGAGTCGCTATTATAGGCAAGCAAGCTGCCAGATGTCACAGGGACGCCGTATCCCTTGTAACCGAAAGGTAGCGCTGTCTCTGGAACGTTTCCTGCAACCAAGTCGCTTGAAAGCTCAATGCGGACGTACGGTGTCGTAACTGGATAATCACCTGCTACAACGAGCTTCTGTGAGCTTGCTGTCCTATCAAAATCAAAGTAGACATGTTGATCGCCTATCTGGCGCGCGATATAGCTTGTTGATGTAGGATCAAGCGATAGGCCTGGGAATCTTGCGATCTCTAGGCTGCCAGTTGTTCCATAGTTCATGATCGAGAGATCAAATGTGCCGTAGTTGTTAGCAGGATTTGTTGACGGCTTTATATTTGAGATCTTGATGTTGTACATGTCGCTAACATTGGGCGCAGCGCCATCTGATAGAGCGAAGACTCTGAATAGAGAGTACCTAGTACCACCGAAGTCCTGTGACACAAAGTAGGGTGTGTGAGGCGTCTGGTACCGTTCACTGAAGTTTTCATAGTTAGGAACAACAGTATTAGAGGTATTCCTTGCCAAGGAGCTTGTTGTGACAAACACAATGTCCAGCTTTGATGGAGAGGGCGTCGTGTTGTCTAGAAGAACGTTCGTGCCTGTTATAACTGCTAGTGACGAAGGAACATCATAATAGGTGTATAGATAGTGACCCCGCTCCTGTATCTTTGTAGGATCCACGTTCAGTATGTTCTTGATGTGATTATCGCCCTCGAATGAGGCTGTTATGATGCTAGGATACTGTGTTGTAGATCTATGACCATTCAGGAACAGGACAAATTGATTCGATGAGACGTCGATAGAGCCTGTCGTTCCACCATTGGGCGCGGCTGAGTTATTGCTTGGCTGGTTTGTCAAAGTGTGCACACCGGACAGTGTGAGAGCGACACCCGATGGTGTCATTATGATGCCACGCAGGATTGGAATGGCAGAGAGGCTTGGCTGTAGACCTGCTTCTGAGAAGATGGTCGAGCCCTGTGACTCTGACATGTAGCAGCCTAAGAAATGCGTCCGTCCTTCAATGCCGCCTGTATAGGCATATGGATTATTGCCCAACAGACCAGATGAATCAAGAACCTGACGTGATCCGACAACAAATCCCGCATTCAGGACCTGCCCTGTCGATGAATTACGCTTATTACCGTCTCCCGCGCCAAGGACTCTGACATATGTTGCCTGGCTGGCATTTGCAAGCCATTGGCTGACTGCGATAGGCCCAAAACGATCTCCGCTCTTGCCGAACAGTGACTTCCAAGACGCATAGTTTGTGAATGTTACAGGAACAAATGCGGGTCCGCCCTCAGCTGTTCCAATCACTCCTGCAGGTATTCCAGTTGCAGGTGCCTGAACGGGCTGCGATGAGTCCAGGATATTAATGGTTACGCCAGCGCTACTCATGTCATTTGCTCCCACATCTAATTATTCTCATACAAACTGCACGCCAGAATTGGCAACAATGAAGTCAATTGCAATGAACTCAACTGACCTTGTTGGTACGATCACGATTCGGCCATTAAGCTTGTTCTGATCGATATCTCTTTGTGTGTTATTACTCTCGTTCATCGTGATCGTAAAGCTATCTATACCGTTCTGTGATTGGACCAGCGCCAAGATAGGTGTTAGCTGTGCAACAAACCTTGCTCTCGTTGCCGGTGTGTTCTGTTCCTTT